ATGCCGAAAGCCCCAAGAACTTTGTGTTTTCGGGGCTTTCTTACTAAAAAAACGCAAGGATGGAAACAACTAAGACACTTGAACAAGAAAGAAACGAATTGAATACGCTGATAAACAAAGGTGTGTCATTCGAGGTCATGGATACTGAATTTCATACCAAACGAATCTTCTTTGGTCTGCTTAAAAAGCGTATTGCCATCCCGGTGAAACGCCAATTCAAAATTGAAGAACCCACATTGTCAACCCTTGACCGCCTTTCGGCTGAATGGATTGAATTTGCTATTGATGAATCAATAATGAAATCAGATGATGGAATGGTTAGAGCAAGAACACTTGTCCATGAACATTCATTGCGTTGTGCCAAGGTTATTGCAATTGCCGCCCTTGGTTCTGAATTATTGATTCCAAAGATTGGCAGAGGTGGTGTTGTTCGATATATTGAAGATGTCAAGAAATTGGATGAATTGACTTCATTATTTGCCCGTGCTATTAAACCATCCAAACTATACCAATTGTATGTTCTTATCAACGCAATGTGCAATCTTGGGGATTTTTTGAGCTCTATTCGATTGATGTCCGCCGACCGAACAACAATGCCGATTCGGATAGAGGAAAACAACGAGGGTTAAATAGTCCACACGGTCGCCGGGGTGCAATATGTTCACACTTTGGATGGACTTACGACTACTTAATGAATGGCATTGCATGGACAATTGTTCAAAAAATGATGGTTGATGCACCAAGTTACGACATGGATGAACAAGACGAAGAAATTGCATTGACCGAAAACAATAGTGATGATATTATGAACTATGTAAATAACATGATGTAAAGATATGGCAGAAATTGACGGTGGGGCGTTGTCTTTCAAGTCCGTAATGGACAACGACCAAATGAATGCGGCAATTGATGAAACCTTGCGACGTGTCCAGGGTCTTTCGGATGAAACGGTTGTGGGTGGGCAAAAGATGGATGCCGCCTTTGACAAAACCGCCGATGGAATACGCGATGCCCTTGGACAAATTGGCGCAGCGTGTGAAATGCATGAACAAGCATTGCAGAACCTTGAAACCGAGTATCAAAGACTTGGTCAACAAGCTGGTGCTGCTTTTATGGCTGGTCGTGATAACGAATATCAAGCGATAACACAGCAACAAGCGGCAATAAAAGGTGAAATGACAGTTCGTGAACATCTTATCCGTGATTTACAAGAGCAATCCAACAGGTTGGAAGATACGGCTTCTAAAATAGATGAAAACAAACGAAAGGTTGAAGAAAATGCCAATGCACACGTGTCAATGCGTACACGTATCAAGGAAGTGCGAGAGGAAATGATGTTGTTAGTTGACCAAGGGATTGATGAACAATCAGAAGCATATCAACGATTAAAAAATGAACTTGGTCGTCTTCTTGACATTCAAGGCGACGTTGCCCAACAAGGAAAAATCCTTGCGAATGACGAACAAAAATACCAAGGTATTATTCAAGGATTGTCGGGGCTTGCTGGTGGTTTTTCGGCTGTGACTGGTACAGTTTCTTTATTTGCTGGCGAAAACGAGGACTTGCAAAAAGTTATGACAAAGGTTCAGTCAGTTATGGCAATAACCATCGGGCTTCAACAAGTTGCACAGACGTTGAATAAAGATTCCGCGTTTCAACTTGTCACGCTCAACGGTTTGAAAGAATGGTGGGCGGGGGTTGTTACCAAATCGACCATTGCCGAAACCGCTGAAACCGTTGCGACAACCGCAAATACGGCTGCACAAACAGCGAATGCAACCGCAACGGGTGCGGCAACCGCTTCACAGGCGGCAAATACAGTTGCCACCGGAGCACAGGCAACCGCCGCAACCGCTGGAACGGTGGCAAACATCGGTCTTGCCGGGGCATTTAGTCTTGTTGGTACTGCTATTAAGTCAATTCCGGTATTCGGATGGATTCTTGCCGGAATATCGGCATTAATTGGGCTTTACTCTTACTTTTCGAGCACGGCTCGCGAAGCAAAGAAAGCACAAGAAGAATTTTCAAAATCATTGATAGAGGGTTGTTATAAGCCGATTGGGACAATTGAAATGCTTTCGACCAAATACGCACAACTTGGTGACGACATGGCAGCCAAACAAAAATTCATTGAGCAAAACAAAAAGGCTTTCGATGAATTGGGTGTTGCTGTAAATGGTGTGAAAGATGCCGAAAACCTTTTGATTACGAACAAGGATAAATTCATTGAATCGCAAATTGCCAAAGCGAAAGCCGCCGTATATATGCAGCAAACAATGGAAAAGGTCAAAAAGCAAATGGAGCTGGAAACCGAAATATCCAAAATGAGTGACACCAAAACGTATTATGTTGGAGGTGGACAGTTTGGAGGTGGGTATTCTTATGAGGGTGAAAACACAGCTAAGACCAAAAAGAAGAAAGAATTGGAAGAACTCACCAATGAAATCAAACAGGGATACACCAATGCAGCCACTGAAGAACAAAATGGATACAATCTTTTAGAAAGTGCCGGTATTGATGGTGCAAACACATATAAGGATGGGACAGTTGGGGCAATTGAACAAGCTATTGCCGCCAAACAAGCCGCATTAAAACTATTGACAAACAATGATGAATATAAAAAAGAGTTGGATGAAATAACCACACTTCAAAAGCAATTAGAGGGAATCACCGGGAAGAAAACGACGGGTGGTTCTTCAAATTCCACAAAAGACCCTTTCTTGGAAAAGTTGGAAAAACAGAAAAAGGAATATATACGTTTCCAAAAATGGATGAACTCAGGTGATGATGTCCTTTTGAAAGCTGCAAACTCCGAATTTGACGGACTTTTGAAGCAAGGGGCAACATATATCGACTACTTGAAGAAACAGCGTGAAATCATCCTTTCCGTGGACGTGGCGAACCGTTCCAAAGCGCAAAACCAACAGTTGCGTACACTGAACGACCAAATCGCCGAAGAAACGAAGAAAACTGTTTTGGAATCATTCAATACCGAGTTGTCAGAGCAACTGAACAATGCCAAGACCACACTTGAAATTCTGAACATCATATCCCAAAAACGCAAAGAGTTGGCTAATGACGGTACAGATGTGGACAACGGCAAGAAAGATACTTTGGATGAAGCCGAAAAAGATGCAATTCAAAAGCAAAAAGAGGAAACAGATACTTTGTTGGATGAATATTCTTCATACTTAGATCAACGTGTGAAGCTTCACCAAAAGTATCTGGATGATATTGGCATGATGGAAAAACGGAAGCATGAAGCACAGTTACCGGAAGAAGCCGAACAAATTCAAAGAGCAATAGATAACCGTACCAAACAATATGAAAAAGATAAGAAAGGGACGGGTGATGTTGATTACGATGCTATGGTTCAGCAATATGCAACATTCGAGCAGAAAAAGCAATCAATAATTGATGAATACGATGCAAAGCGCAAACAAGCACAAGAACATGGAAATACCCAACTGGTTGAAGAACTAAACAAGGCGCAAGCAAAAGCCCTTTCTTCACTTGCTATTGATGAAATGCAAATAAACCCAGATTGGGAAAAGATGTTTGGAAATCTTGATGAAATTTCCACTAAGAAATTGCAAGAGTTGCTTGATATGGTCGAGGGTAAAACAGCTTTTCTTGGTGTTGATTTCGACCCTAAAGACCTTGAAATAATCAAGAATAAGGTGGAGTCAATCAAGAATGAAATACAAGAACGTAACCCATTCAAGGCTTTGATTTCATCAATTAAAGAATATTCCAAGGCAACCGATGATGCAAGTAAGAAAAAGGCTTTGACAAATATGTTTGAATCTGCTTCATCAGCTTGTGACCTTGTTGGTGGTGGAGTATCTGCAATTTCGGATGGTCTTATTAAAATGGGAATGGATGCAGATTCAGAAGCAGCCGCAATATTGGACGGATTATCTGGAATTGCAGATGGTGCAAGTCAAGTTGCGCAAGGTATTGCAACAGGTAATCCATTGTCTATAATTCAAGGCTCTATCGGAATGTTAACTTCTGCATTTGAAATGTTTGATTTTAAAAGCCGTGCGGCAGAAAGACAAGTTAAGAAGCACGCGGAAGCAATTAAAACACTGGAAACAGCATACAAACAATTGGCATGGCAAATTGAAAAGGCGTTGGGTGGTGAAGTTTACAAAAACCAAAAAGCCGCCATTGCCAACATGAGAGAACAGCAAGAACACTTGCAACAAATGTGGGAAGCTGAACAGTCTAAAAAGAAGACCGACAAAGACAAGGTTAACGACTATAAAGAGCAATACGCGGAACTTGAACGACAAATTAAAGACATGCTTGATTCGATAACTGAGAACATCTTGCAAACAGATGCAAAATCATTTGCAGACGAATTGGGTGATGCACTTGTTGAAGCTTTCTCAAAGGGAGAGGGCGCGGCAAAAGCATTTGATGATGTCGTGAACAATGTAATGCGTAACGCAGTGATGAATCAGTTGAAGAAGAATTTCCTTGAAAAGCAACTACAAGGTGCATTGGATGGGTTGGAAAAATCAATGGGTTACTGGAATGGTGATGAATTTATTTTTGATGGATTGACAGATGCCGAAATAGCCAATTTCAAAGACAAAGTTGCCGCAATTACAGGTAATTTCAATCAAGCGTTGGGTATATATTCAGATTTATTCAAGGATTTAGGACTTAACAAAGAAGATGATACTTCATTGACTGGTGCTGTGAAAGGTATTTCAGAAGAAACGGCTTCAATTGTGGCAGGACAAATGAATGCTATTCGTATTAACCAAGTTGAAGCGACTGCGATATTACGCCAACAGCTTGCGGCATTATCGGTTATTGCAAGTAACACTTCATACAACTATCACTTGGCTAAACTTGAACGTATTGTTTCTCTTTTGGAGAATTGCCAAACAAGCGGTTCTTTGCGTTCGCAAGGTTTGTCTTAATTAGATGTGTATCAATATAATACATAAATATATGAAAATAGCAAAAGAGCTTGCCAGGGAAGCGAAACGAAAAGGAATATGTGAATCTTGGCATGATGAATTAAAAAGGCTTGATGATAATAAAAAAGCAATGGTAGCCATGTATGTGAAAGGCATTGATTTTTGCCTTTCTAATGATTATCCAAGCAATGAGTATATCCGGGCAAATTTCAAGGGTGTAATGGAAGATTTCGGGGTTTTCCTTGATGATAATATAAACCTTGTAAACTTCCGTCGTTGCATTTCACTTGGTGCAACAAAGGGGCGTGTTGAAGTCACATCTTATGGCGTTTGCGAAGTTTTTGCAAAGCATGATTCTGAATTACGAATCATTGCCAAGGATAATGCATTTGTTGAAGTGGATATATTCGATAATGCCATTATCTACATTCATGCGCAAGACAAGGCAAAAGTTCATATCAACAGGTATGGTGGGGAAATCATTGCCGACCCAATAGAAATTGGTGATTCTGCAATGGTAAAGATAATTGAAAAGCATAAAAAAACATATTGAAATGGAAGCAAACAACATTATTATGAACTTACCTTTCGATGAAAGTGATGGTTCGCCTATTGCATACGATTACAGCCAAAACCGTGCAGATGGTCAAGTTGTAGGGGCGCATTTTGCAACCGGAAAGAATGGTAACGCAATCAAGTTTTCCGGTGAAGATACTTGTGAGGTTTCCAAGAATGTAATTTCCAATATGGCAATGGAATTTTCAATGCTTATGTGGGTGCAAAGCAGTGAAATTCTTTGTGGTTCACCTAAGAAATTGATTTGGTTATTGAATTTTTCAGGACTAAACAACTTTGAAGAAGTACCAATTGAAGCCAACCCGGGAACGTGGTTTTCCCTTGCAATAACAAGACGTGGTTCAATATTCAACTTTTATGTCAATTCATCTTTGATAAAATCAGTGACAAATACAGGGACATTGAAAGGCTTGTCGTTGAATCAAGATTATTACGGCGGTTCATTCGGATTGGGAATGCTTGATGATGTAAAGTTCTACAATGTTGCTTTAACACAAAGTGATATTATCCAAGAGCTATCAAGTAGTAAGAAACAAGCATACACGCTTGATGGAGTTGATTTCAAAGAATACGGCGTATATGTGTCAGATTCTGATGGTGTAGTAAGTCGCCCAAAATTGAAAGAGATGGCGAAAGTATCTTGGGATAATTACCACGGTGAAAGTGTTGATTTGCAGCACAAGTATTATGAACCGCGCGAAATAATATTGTCTTGTTTCATCAAAGCAAAATCAAAGAATGATTTCATCACCATGATTTCGAGATTTGAACAACTATTTGACAAGCCCGGAACTAATCGTTTGACAATAGACGTTCACCCGATTAAACCGTTGATTTATGAAGTCTATTGCAAAGATGAAATTTCTGTGGCAAAGAAATGGAATGATGAACTAATGGTTGGAACATTCAAGTTGAAATTGATTGAACCAGAACCATTGAAGCGCATCTTGAAACATATTCGTATTGGAGAATCAACGAAAAGTTGTGCTATAACACTAACAACCACTAAATTAGTTAATATATATTGGGGTGACGGCACATTTGACTTTGATGTATTTGGTGACAACAAAACCATCACACACGAATATGCACAAAATGGTGATTATTTCCCCGTGATTACCGGGTGTATTGATGAAATTTCTTCGTTCACCACAAATGCAATTGTAGTATGGAGCAAATTATAATAACAAGACCAAATGGTTCAACGTATCCATTAGCAAGCAAACGAACTGCAACAGAAATCAAGTCAGCAAAGCAAAGTTGGGCTTTGCTGGCTGATGATGTAGTAAGTATTAGCATTGAATCACCTTTCCCACAAACTTATGGAATTGGTGACCATTTCACCGTGTTTGGTCGAGCCTATAAGCTGAACCGCTTGCCCAAGGTAAAGAAAACAGGAATGCACGCTTTTTCTTATGATTTGGAGTTTGAGGGCATCCAATACGACTTGATAAGGGTAACTTATGACTTGACCATTGACACAACAAACAATCAGTTGCAAGATGTTCAAGCGGACACCTTGACGGGCAATTTAAGGAGGTTTTCAACGGTTCTAATAAGTAACGCCAACCGTGTGTTTCCGAATACTTGGGTTTTGGGTTCTTGTCCTGATACCATCGAGGATAAAACATTGACCTTTGGAGAGGGCGACAATTGCTTGTCGGTATTGCAAACGCTATGCACTGAATTTGGGGTTGAATTTGAAATTGTACAATCGAACGGAAAGTTCACCATCAACTTTGTTTCAAAAGTCGGTCAAATATTCCCGTTTACATTTGAATTTGGCAAGGGTAAAGGGCTTTATTCCCTTGACCGTCAAAATGTGGATTCATCAAACATTATCACGAGATTGAAAGTGTATGGTTCGACATCAAACATCACAAATAAATATCGTGCAAGTCGATTGTGTTTACCCGGCAAGAGCAAGGCACAATCATACATTGAAAAGCCCGAAGCCGTGGCAAAGTATGGCATATATGAATCCACCAAATATTTTGATGATATAAAGCCAACATTCAATGGTTCAATCACGGGTCTTGTGTCGGGGTCTGTATTGAAGTTCATCGACACAAAAATGTTTGATTTGAATTCGCTTGAAGCTGATGGGAAAACAACCAAGTATTTGATTGAGGGATGTGCCGCCAAGGTTCATTTCAATACCGGGAATCTTGCCGGGTATGAATTTGAAGTCCATGCGTATGACCATGCAACAAAAACATTTACATTGGTAAAGCAGACCGACGACCGTGGCGATGTGTTCCCGTCTGAAAGTTCAATGGCTTTCCAATTTGCAGTTGGTAATGAATACAAATTGCTTGATGTCGCATTGCCTGAAACGCCATATCAAAATGATGCAGAAAACAAGTTGAATGAACAAGGCAATATTTATTATGACCAAAACAGCCAACCCAAAGTGCAATATGGGTTGAGCGTAACAAAGGCGTACTTGAAAACATTGGTAGGTAATGGAACAACAGTGAACATATTTGCACCAGGTGATTATATTCCCGTCAAGGATAGTGATATAGATGTTGACAAGTCGGTACGAATCAAGTCTTTGACACGAAATTTGCTTGATGAATACGAATACACATTGACCATTTCTGACACTGTTTCAACTAACATAACAAATCGTGTTATTTCTGAACTTGTTGATATTGATAAAATTATAACAATAAACAACTTGAAAGACCCTGTGCGTGCGCGCGCCAATTGGCGTTCTTCACGCGAAGTGCTGAACATGGTATTTGACCCTGATGGTGATTATTACACCGACAAAATCAAACCAAATTCAATTGATACACTTGCCCTTTCAGTTGGTGCGAAGTCAATGCAATTTGGCTTGACCAACACGGTATTGCAACCAAACTTCAATGGCAATAAAAACACTATCAAGGTTAAAGGTGGTGTACTGACACATTACACCATCAATGAAGAATCAGCACGTTCATGGGTGCTTGCTGACAACACAACAACGTTATCAAAAGACACGCAAGCATATTATATTTATGCCAAGTGCGCCAAAGTTGGTGAGGCTGGTTCGATTATCTTTTCTATTGAACAAATCAAGGTAGAACAAGATGCGATGTTTTACCATTTTTGGATTGGTGTTGCCAATTCAGTTGATGCTGAATTGAAAGCACGTTCGGTGGCATTGTCGTATGGGTTCACCATGATAAATGGGCGATTCATAAAAACGGGACGGATTGAGAGTGCCGACGGTTTGACTTATTTTGACCTTGACAACTCTGAAATTGGTGGTAGAATTGTATTTACATCCAATGGTCAAGAGAAGACACTTGATGAATTAGGTCGTGAGTCACTTGAATCAAAAGATTACATCAACAATACATTGCCAGGTATAATTTCGGAAATACAGGCGCAATTGGATGGTCAAATTGAACAATTTTTTTATGAGGTAGACCCATCAAATGATACAGAGCCAACAAATGCATGGATAGAAACAGATACGGCATTAGGTGGTACGCAAACAAGAGAAAATCATTTAGGTGATTTGTACTATAATACGGCAACCGG